TAATATGTCTGCCCGACATTTAAATACGGAAAAGACGACTTTGGACGTTGGTGCTATTGGTGGATTTGCTGATGGAACGCCTCATTTTGGCTCTGTTGATGATAAACTTTTTCAGGGGCCAGCGTGGTTTACCGAAAAAACAGAAGGTTTGTACTAGAAAAGGCTTTATTGTGTATAACAATACAATCAGCAATGGTATTGTCAATTGTATTAAAAGGAAACGCTCTAAATGTCAGACAAACCCCTCTTCCAATCTTGGGCACACGATCAAGAAAGAAACGAAATAATTCAAGCATACCAGACCGAATCTGGTTCTTATGAAGGCTTTGTTCATCGTGCAGAGGCACACAGAGGTGACTATGGATCAAATAGGCAGACTTATTTAGATATTGAACCTAACCGTAGTGTTCGCCCTTCTTTTAATCGTTCTGATTATGACGCCTTTCGTCCCGGAGAGGCGGTTCCCTACAGACAAAAAAGAATCATGGCTGCTTGTGGATCAGCATATGATAAAGTGGGAATTATCCGTAATGTAATTGACCTAATGAGCGATTTTGCTAGTCAGGGTTTGGTCCTTGTGCATCCTAATAAGCAGATTGAAAAGTTTTATCGAAAATGGTTTAGTCAGGTCAAGGGGTATGATAGAACAGAGCGTTTTCTTAACTATCTTTACAGACAGGGAAATGTCGTTGTTCAAAGAAGGACCGCGAAATTAAACAAGAAGCAAGAGGAGAACTTAAAAAGGGCGGCTGGGGCAGACATTGTTCTTGAGCTACAAAAACAAGCAAAGAGAGAGATTCCTTGGGTTTACGACTTTATCAATCCTGTTGCGATAGACGTGAGAGAGGGAACTTCTGCATCACTTGGTAGGCCAGAGTTTTTGCTTAATATATCAAAATATACTTACAATAACTTGATGAACCAGATTTCTGATGAGACAAGTCCTATAAAAACACTTCCTCTAGATGTTCAAAAAAGACTTGCTGCCGGTGAAAGAAAACTTCCGCTTGATATGAGTAGAACATTTTTCTATCATTACAAGAAAGATGATTGGCTACTCTGGGCAAATCCAATGATTTACGCCATTTTAGACGACGTTAACATGTTGGAGAAAATGAAACTTGCCGACCTTGCTGCTTTGGACGGGACAATTAGTCAGGTTAGACTTTGGACCGTTGGAGATTTTGACAATAAGATTGTTCCAACCAAGGCTGGTCTTGAAAAGATTAGAAACATTATCGCTAGTAATGTTGGCGGCGGCACGATGGATTTGGTCTGGGGTCCAGAACTTAAATTTACAGAAAGTAATTCTCAAGCGTACAAATTCTTGGGTGCTGAGAAGTATCAGCCTGTACTTACAAGTATATATGCAGGACTGGGTATTCCTCCAACTCTAACAGGAGCTTCTGGTTCAAGTGGAGGATATACTAATAACTATGTTTCTTTAAAAACTCTTATTGAAAGATTAGAGTATGGAAGAGAAGTGGTTTCTGGTTTTTGGAGACAAGAAATAGAGTATGTAAGAAAAGCTATGGGTTTCAGACTTCCTGCTGAAATTCATTTTGACTCAATTATTCTTTCCGACGAATCGGCACAAAAGAAATTGCTTATGGATTTGGTTGATCGTGGGATTCTTTCTGATGAAACCCTACTTGAAAGAATGAGGGAGATTCCTAGTATCGAAAAGGTTAGAACCAAAAGAGAACAAAGGGAACGAGCTAATCAAGATGTTCCAAACAAAGCTGGTCCTTATCATAACCCTCAACACAAAGAGGACATGGCTAAAATAGCTATGACCAAAGACATTCTTGATTCTGAGGAATATCTAGAAAATGGCCTTGGTCTACCATACAAGGAGCCAGAGATTCCAGAATCTCCAGCTATTCCCAATAAACCAAAAGAAGATGCCCCTGTTGAAGATGTTGGGCGACCTAAAAATTCCATAGACAATAACCCTAGAAAAAAGAGAAGGGTTTTGCCTAGAAGTGGCGAGCCTACTTCTGCTACTCTTTGGGGTATTGAGGCACAGGAAAAAATAGCTAAACATATGAATTCCTTTGCCTGCAAGCACTTTGGTAAATCCACTGCTAGAGAATTAAACAAGTCAGAGGTTGATCAATTAGAATATTTAAAGCTGTGTATTTTTACAGGTCTTGACCCTATGATTGAGGTTACTCCTGAAATAATAAAAGATGTTTTAGCTTTAAATACTAAGCCAAGCACCGCTTTTCTGGAATTGTCAGAAGCTAAGGCTACAACCTTTAATACAGTAATGAGAAGAAAGCCAAGCGTTTCTGAAATGAGGCACATATACGCTTCTTCGTTTGCTGAAATTTTCTGTGCCTCTTCCGAATAATACCAAAATAAAACCCTATATCCATTGTTTTGTGTATTATCAGTTATGGAGAAACAAATATGAACATACCTATTTATCCAGATGAAGTTAACGACGGGCTTGCGGAGCAAATTAAAAATAACTCTGTAGCATATGTGGCAGCGGCAAGTCCTGCAACTGCCCCCGTTGAACAAGTGGATAGTTATAAACTACAAAAAATATTAGCACAAAACATTAGCGATAACCAAATCGCAATAGCTGAAAATAAAGATCAAATTGATCTGTATTACATTAAGTCTGTTTTGGTAAGCACAGGCTGGAACAAAAACGATGACGTTTTTGATCCTCAAGAACTCTGGGACGCTAGGGATACCCCCGAAGACAAGCCGTTTAATTTTATGCACGATGAAAAAGATATCATCGGTCATATTACTGCTAACGAGGTTGTCGATTTCGAGGGCAATCCTATTGACTCTTCTGTTGAAGTTGCTCCTAAAGAGTTTAATATTCTTACCTCCGCTGTTATTTATACGGAATGGTCTGACATCGAACAGAAGCAAAGGTTAACTCAAATCGTTGCTGAAATCGAAGAAAACAAATGGTTTGTTTCTATGGAGTGTCTATTCCCTAATTTTGATTACGCTCTTAAAAATGCTAAGGGTGAAACCAAAGTTGTTAAAAGGGATGAGGCTTCTGCGTTTTTAACAAAACATCTAAGATCATACGGAGGAACTGGAAAATATGATGATTACCAAGTGGGAAGACTGTTAAGAAACTTATCGTTCTCTGGTAAAGGCTTGGTTTCAAAACCCGCAAACCCGCGAAGTATAATTCTGGAAGGAAATGATTTTTTCGATGAATCACAATCTAAATTGTTAACTTTATCTTCACTAAAGGAGAAGAATAGTATGTCCGATCAAGACACTCAGGTTAAAAGCCTGCGAGCAGAGTTGGCAGAGGCTAAAGCTGCTAATGAAGCCCTAAAAGAAAAAGCCGAGAAAGAAGCAAAAGCCGGTTACGAAAACCAAATTGCTGAACTTGAGGCAAAAATTGAAGCTCAGGCAGCCGAAGTAGAAGCTGTAAAAGCGAGCTTAACAGAAAAAACAGAAGCCTTTGACGCTCTTACGGTAGCAAAGACAGAACTTGAAGAGTCTGCCGAAGCTATGAAAAAAGAAGTTGAAGCAATGAAAAAGAAAGAGGCTATGATGAAGCGTGAAGCAGAGCTTGCAGAAGCAGGTTTTGACACGGAAGAAGCCAAGGCTACGGTTGCTGAATTTGAAAATCTTGCGGACGAAGACTTTGCTAGAGTTGTAGCACTTGTCAAAAGGTCGGGAATGAAAAAAGAGGCAATGAAAGATTCGGAAGCAGGTATGCCTCCAGAATTGAAGGAAGCTATCGAAAAGAAAAAGAAAGAAAAAGAAGCTAAGGCAGAGTCGGACGAAGATGACTCAGCACTTGCTTCCGAGGAACTTCTTGAAAACGCAGAAACTCCTCAAGAGACTGCTGTTGCTCAGATCAACTCTCAACCAGAAGACGAAGCTGAAACACTGCGTTCATCGGCGTCAGAGTGGATTGGATCAATTCTCAAGTCCAATAACTAATTTAAACAAAACATTATAAATCCTTAAAGGAGACTACACATGGCTCTCAAGCAAGACAGATCGACTTTGCAAACTGACATTAGCTTCTTCATGAATGAAGTTGCAGAAAGAGGTGGTGTTACCGCCCTTTCAACTGCTGGATCGGGTGCATCAATGGACAACGGTAACGCTGTTGTTACATACTCTGCTGACCCTTCCGGTGTTGTACCACTGGGACTTTTGGTCAACGATATGGTCAATATCGACCTTACTCGTCAGCACTTAAACCAGTACAAAGACGAAGTTCAGAAGGGTGGAAAGGTTACCCTTCTTAATAAAGGATGGGTTGTTACCAACTCATTGGAAGGAACACCTGCGGGTGGAGATTTGGCCTACTTGGGCCACAGTGGAAATATCGCCTCGCCAACTGCTGCGGACGGTATCTCTGGTGCAAAGGATAATGCCGTAGGACGATTCCTTGGTGGTGTAGACCAATACGGTTACGCCAAAGTCTACATTGACCTGCCTAACAACTAATAGATTCTTTTAAGGAGAACAATTACTATGTCAAAAGAAAGACCTTCTGGCGAATTTTTGGAACTGCTCCGCAGATCTGGGGATTCCGACAAAACCGTAGCCATCCAAGCACAGCGAGAAATCGCCAAAGCCTTGGAAACACCTCTTCGTAAAGGTGTTTTGTTTGGAGACGTTGTTCGTGGTATCTATGAGGCTATGCCTCTTGAGCCGGGAGCATCTCCTGAGTTCCCATTGGACCTTCTTGCTCCGGGAACTGAGATTGATCACATTGCTTTCACGAATCCCGGCAACGGTCGTATTCCTGAGAAGCATGTTGAAAGTGATTACGTCATGATTAATACTTATGGCGTAACTAGCTCGATTGACTTCCTTCTTCGCTACGCTCGCGAAGCTAACTGGAATGTTGTTGGTCGTGCAATGCAGGTTCTTGAGTCATCGTTTGTAAAGAAAATGAATGACGACGGATGGCACACTCTGTTGGCTGCCGCTGTTGACCGTAACATTTTGGTTTACGATGGCGATGCCGGTGCTGGTCAGTTCACCAAGCGACTTGTTAGCTTGATGAAGACCGTTATGCGTCGAAACGGCGGTGGTAACAGTGTTACTGCTCCCGGTCGCTTGACGGACCTTTACATGTCGCCAGAAGCTATCGAAGATATCCGCAACTGGGGTATCGACCAGCTTGACGATGTTTCTCGTAGAGAAATCTACGTTGCAAGCGACAACGGTCCTCAACTAACTCGCGTGTTTGGTGTAAACCTTCACGACTTGTTCGAGTTTGGCGACGGTCAAGAGTATCAGGATTACTTCCTGAATGACCTTGGTGGTAGCATCGAAGCTGCCGACGTTGAGTTGGTAGTTGGCATTGACCAAAGTGCTAACGACAGCTTTGTTATGCCTGTCAAGAAAGAAGTTGAGATCTTTGAAGATCCAGCACTTCATCGTCACCAGCGTCAAGGTTATTACGGCTGGGCTGAAATGGGCTTTGGTGTTCTTGATAACCGAAGAATCATCGCTGGCTCGTTCTAAGAACGACTGCGATAGACTATTTGGAAAAGCCGCTTCGGAAGAGGCGGCTTTTTTTAGTTAATTGTGTATAATAGGATGAGGCATCATGATAACTATAATATCCAGATGGGAAAAGTATCAAATGGAACCTAGTCTTGAGTGGAGTATGTGGAGGCAACTAGGTGGTGCTTTTGGTATAGATAGGTTTATTTTTACACCGGAGATATCGTCAGTGACTTCATCTAAAGTTACCCAGTGTCATGCGATGGAAGAAGCACTAAGTTTAGCTAGTGGGGAATTAATATTCTTGGAACCCTCGGCAAAGAAAAACCTATCGGAATTACCTAAGTTAAATGATTTTACATTAATTTTAAGTGACACTTCTCAAAACAACGCTAAGTTTTGCACTCATGAAAATTCTTACAGAATATGCACCCCAAATAAAACAGACTTGTTTGGCATTAACGCCGCCTCAATTGCACTTTCTTATCTTTGTGGGGCTGTATAATGAGTGTTGATAATAGAACTCAGCTTAATGACTGTGAAACTTTCGCAAATGGTTGGACTGCTGCCGCTCAGGGTGGTGACAATACTACTACTGGTCAGTTTTATGAAGGTACTGGTTCCATTGAGGCACAACACTCAAACACTGACGAAGAAACATTTACAAATCAAGATAGTGTTGGCTCAACCTTTAATCTTGATTGGTCTGACACCACCGTTTATATGCTTATAAAAGATAACTTAGTTGATACTTTTGCTAATGGTGGCGTGCAGTGGGTTATTGGCGATGGCTCTAACAGAATCGGATATGATGTGGGTGGCAACGATGCTGTTGGTCTAACTCTTAAAACGGGATTCTCTAGTTTTAGAATGGATATTTCCGCAGCAGCGGCTACTCCCGGTGGGAATAATGCCTACGCTGGAACTGAGGCAGGATTAAACCAAGCGGCTATATCACAGGTTGGATATGGTTCGCTTCACTTGGCTAAAGCTGTTGGTAATGTTCCTAACGTTTTTATTGATAGCATTACCTATATCACAAATGACTCTTACGCCCTAACTATTAATGGTGGCACTGTCGGAACTCCTGAAACTATGTCTGACGTTGCCGCTGATGATATTACAAATGGCTGGGGTATGATTGGAAGTCCACTCGGTATGCAGTATCTTTTCGGTGCTCCAACCGAATGGGGAAATTCTGTCGCTACTGCCGATTCTTATTTCGAGTCCAATAGTGAACAGTGGTATTTCCTTGGAGACAATGCTGGTGGTCGTGCTCTTGGGGTTACCCATTTTCCTTTCCGTGTTGTTGGAAATGTTACGGATACCATTAGTTTTGTGCTAAACAATACTGTTATTGTTAACACTGCTACCCGTGCTCAGTTTGATATGTCTGATGTTAATGTTGATATATTAAAGCTAACAGGAGCATCGTTTACAGGTTTGGGAACTATTTCACTTCCCGTTCAAAGCGTAGGCAATAAATTTCTTGAGTCTTGTACTTTTGATAACTGCGACAAAGTAATTGTATCCACAGTGGATATAGACAATCTAACGATCAATGGTGGGAACGATGCTGATGGAGCAATACTTCTAGACGAAAACCAGTCTGGAACGCAAAATATAACAAATGTAACATTTAACTCTGATGGCACTGGGCATGGGGTTCACATCAATCCCACTGGAGCGGGGCCGTTTACATACAACTTTGACAACTGGAAATTTAACGATTATGCCACTAATGCTGGAACTGCTGCTGATCGTGCGATTTATGTAAATCCCGTAACCTCTAGTGCTGATATTACTATCAATATTCTAAATGGGGGTGATACACCTTCGGCAGACGAGACGGGATATACTGGCACGCTAACTATAAACAACGCTGTTACTATTACTGTAACTGGTGTTAGCGAAGGAACTTCTGTGCAGGTAATCGCAAATGAGACAGTCGGTACGGTCACAACGGGGGATGTATTGAGTCAGGGGTTGGCAGATTCAAATGGCGAGTTTAGCTTTAGCTTGAATTATGAAGGTGCTTTTGGTGCTGGTCTTGATGTGATTGTTCGCTGCCGCAATCAGGGTTTTCCAACTGCTGGTATTGCCGCTAATACAGGCGGAACGGTTTTTGTTGACGAAACCACCGCGAATAATAGTGCTGTAACAAATGATATTACTTTAATGCCTTCTTCCCCTAGTACGAATGACGCCTATTACTGGGGTCATAGTGAAGAATTTAATCAGTTAAAGTTAGAAGTTTCTCAGGCGGCATCTTCGTTGTTTTGCATCCTTGCTTGGGAGTATTGGAACGGAAGCGTGTGGACTTCTTTATCAAATGTGTCTGATGGTACATCTGATTTTGAAAATTCTGGAGTAAATGTTGTTTCTTGGGATGCTCCTGTGGGATGGGCCACAACTTCGGTTAATTCTCAGGGGCCATATTATTACGTTAGGGCTAGAAATACACAACTACCATCAGTGGGAACGCAACCTTTAGGAAGAAAAGTCAAATTAGATGTGACAAGATATTTGCCATTTACGCAGAATAACACTATAACAAGTAGTGGGCTCAGTGTTGTGGCGGTATGGATCGAAGATACTATTTCAACTTTTTAGTCATTTTTGCGTATTAAAATTAGACTGAGCCAACCAACAATTATTCTTAGGAGTTTAAGATGAGTTCAATTAGTATTCTTGGAGGGGACTTTGAAATCCTCTTCGATGACGAAAACAATCAAAACGGTGGAACAAACGCCGTTGCTGGCATGAGAACAGTCAGAAGGGCTAGTGGTGCTTCTGAAACTGTTTACACTACCAATCAGCTTTACTCTGCCGTTGCGGATGCGGCTGATGAGTTTGTTGCTATGGGTTTCAGGAATCCGATGCTTCCTGTTACGCCAAACGCTTATACGATGGAAAATCAATACTTTATTCCTCGTAGTTCAACCCAATACCTTAAAGAAGGTGCTATCACAGCAGATTGGGCGTTGACTGGAACTGTTGAGGGCGATGGTGTCGTCAAGGTTAATTATGTAGACAACATTAGTTTTGTTTCTGGCGATATTGGTCGTCAGGTTACGCAGGCTGGAACAGGCCATACCGGAACCTTGCTCGATTTTGACATCGACCAAGATGGTTCCTTGGCTGCTTGGATTCGTCCTGACGATCCGGCTACCGACACTTTCTCTGGTACGGGTGTTATCTCTGTTACCGCAGATGGTGGTACTGGTGCATCTACTTCTTCAACAGCCGGTGTAAACGGAGAGCATATCTTCTCTGCTATTCAGGCTATCGGTAGCGTTCCTACCGCTACAGAGGTTTATCTTATTCAAGATCGTCAGAAAGTTTCAAGCTGGGACGATTCTTTCCAGTGGTGGGCAACTGATACCGCTGCTTCTCTCGGTATTATCTCGATTCTGATTCAGGTCAAGGACAGTGGCACCTTGATTGCAGATGGTGACGTTGAGGTTTTCGCCCGACGATACACTGCTCTGTACGATAACTTCCGCCTTAACGTTGCTGGTGGTGGTTTCTCCGCTCTGCCGCTTGCTTCTGCTCCAGATATTAACAACACTACCGGTTATAGAACCTTTACTGGTGATACTTTGACCGGATCTGGAACATTTACTGTTGGAAATGGTATTTATGACGCTTCCGCTGGTAGTTTTGCAAATGCTACAAAAAAGGGTGTCATCACTGCTGTTAGCGGAACCACTACTGAACCAGTGATTGAGTATTACTTGGTTGGGGATTTGACAGATTTTGTTGTTTCTGATACTATTCAAGAATACGATTATGATGCCGCTTCTGATGGGGATGCTTCTATTGCTGGTTCTGGTATTTTAGCTCCTTCTAACACTAGCGGTGGACCCGCAGATTCTAGTTCGGGTGAGGGTGGTACGGTTACAATCACGCTCGATCACACCGATGTTGACCATGATGGTAATGGTACACCAGAGCCTTACTCGATTAGCGTTGATTGTCAGAGCAATGTTCCAATTGCAAAGGTATACGAGCGTATCAAGTACGTCACTCGTCGTGGTCAAGATAATACTTTCTGGGTCACTACTTGCTCCATGCCCGGAGAAACCTATCGAGGTCTTGACACCTTTGTGGAATTTGATGGTGCTGTTGGTGGTGCTATGACCGATGGTGAGGACGTTACTGGTCAGAACGGCTATACTGCAAGACTGGCTGGTTATTCTACGAGTGCTGCTTGGGCTAGTCCAGCAGACTATATCACGCTTTCTGATAGTCAAACATCTTTGGATTCGGTTATTAATGATGATACGATTTCCGGTGTGACCAGTAGTGCTACGGTGGAAGCTCGAACCGTGGCGGGCGGTGGTACTTATGGTATCATTACCTTTACTTCTCCTAAAGCGTCTCCATTTGGTACGTTTACGGGTAGTCAGATCTTCGGTGCTCGCGGTGTTGCGTTTATCAACCCTGATAGTGCTGATGTTCAGGCTTATATTCTGACTGACGATATTGGTACACTGAATACTCCACCTAATACGGTGAGCTTCACGGTTTCCAATACGGCTGCTCTGGATAGAATTCTTGTTGCAAGAGATACTGGCACATCTGGCATTATCGACAAAGACCAGTTTGGCGGAATGACCGCCGCTTCGCAGGGCGATGCTACGTTGACGGTTGCCACAACACCTCTAAATGAGCAGGTTCCTCCTGTTGGTTACATTAGGGTTGTTGATACTACTCCTGCTTTAAGCCGGTTGGGTAACACTGATACTCAGCAAGAGCATAAGTACGAGTATAGCTCGGTCAATCTATCTACTGGTGTGTTTACTCTGGCTGCTATGGATGATGATGGTGATGTAACGACTGCATCTACTACTCAGTTGATTGACACTTCTGCTGACTTTACTTCTCCCGCTGTGCAGGTTGGTATGCTCGTTAGAAATACCACTGCTGGTAAGGAAAGTCATGTGTGGGAAGTTACAAACGTTGTGAGTGCAACGACTTTGGACGTATCTCCAATCTACGGTCCCGGTGATGCTACGCAAGACTGGGATCTTAATGACACTTTCCAAATCAATCAGGCTATTACGGCTTATACCACATCTGACGATGTGTATGACCTGATTCTTGATGTTGAGGCAGGTGGAACGTCAGTCTCCAACACTTTCACGAAAACACTGTCATCAAACTTTGGTGTCGTTGTGAATGTTCGCCAAGGAAAGGTGATTCTGCCGTTTACTCTGAACCAGACTCAGGGTGACGGAAGCACTACTGTTACGGTTGTACGTCAGCCTGACAATATTGCTACATAGTTTTTGGTTTAGAAAAAAGAAAATAAGGAAGGAAAAAATGAGAGATAGCAACAAAGGAAAAGAGGGTTTAGACTCTCTAAGAATAAATGGTTCAAAATTAGATAATCTACCGCTCGGCCAAGGCGAAAAGGCCAAGGAAGGGCTGGTAGATTTTCTTAAAACCGACAAGGAAACAAAAGAAAATAACATCAGGGCTAAATACCCAAAGGCTAGTGAAGAATATATTCATGGGACACTTAAAGAGCTAAATACAAATATTAAACGTGTCAAGAGCTTGAAGAAAGATTTGCAGGGAAAAATCACAGAATATAGAACACTAATTACTCAGGGGCAAATTAGAGATTCTCAAATCGAGCAACTCAACAAAGAAAACCCAGAAGACGCAGAAAAAATTAAACAACTATTAAAGCAGTATCCACCGTACAACATAAAAGCTCTCGGAGAACAAATCACACAGTTCGAGCAGTCAATAGAAAGATGTGATTCCGTAATAGAAAAAGAATATGAATCTATTGCGGAGTTTACAAAAAACCTAGCACTTGTTCAACAAAGGGATCGTGAGCTTAAAGCAATAAAGTAGGATTTCCATGACAACCAGAGATGATGTAAATGCAGACTATCAGCCATCCCCAAGGGTGGTAGAAGTAGCTGCTCCTTCTACAGAATTAACGGTGCAGGATCTTGTAGATACATTAAGAATATCCGAAGAGGGTTTTGCAGAAGGCTTGTCGTTTGATAAACTAATTAACGCTGCTGGCAAGGAAGACCTTGGTGGTGGTGTTTTGGTTGGTATTACCGCAAACCTCCAAGACGCCCAAGTATCGTTTGAAGCAAGGCGAACGCCCGCAGAGACGGGAACCGTTACCACTGGTAGCGGTGCTGGTGCTAACGGTCTACAAACTTTTGAAGATGCTGCTGCCGATTTTGTAACAGCCGGTGTAGCCAGAGGCTCGCTCGTAATTAACTTTACAGACAATAGTATTGCAGATGTTTATGAAGTTGTCAACGCGACCACTTTAACTACTAGAACACTTGTTAATGGATCGGGCAACACTTATGATATAGCCGACGATTATCAAGTATTTAACATTATTCAGTGCAATATTAGCGGTGGCAACCTAGTGGCCGAAGATGATGTAGGGGCACAGCTTTCGCCCGTGGTTCCGACTGCATTTACCCAAATCGTCCGAACTGCCTCCTCTTCTGCTACACTATCTGAATCTCAAGATATTCAGTATGCTAGTTTTAATGGTGGCGTGACGGTTGATTTGCTTTGTGCTGGTGCTGGAACAGTGTTTCCGGTCGGCACATCCAGAGAGCCAGTCAATAACTTTACAGACGCTTTGGCAATAGCTTCCGAACGTGGATTAAGTAAGTTTTTCATAATAGGCGATGCTACCCTAACGGGCTTGACGTTTGATAGTTATTTATTTGAAGGACAGTCTACGTCAAGATCAACAATTACTATTGATCCTAGTGCAAGCGTAATTGCTAGTGAGTTTACAAACTGTACGGTTACTGGGACTTTGGACGGTAACTCCGTTATCGAAAACGCTGTCGCACAAGATCTTAACTTTGTTGATGGCGTTGTTAGAAATAGCGGTCTGATTGGAGACATTGTACTAAGTGGAGCCAGCACTTTACAGTTATTAGATTGTTACGAGGGTTCTCAGATTAGACCATGCCTAGATTTTGGCGGCTCTGGAACAGGTCTTATCGTGACGAACTGGAATGGTGCGATCTGTCTAAAAAATAAAACAGGTCCAGAAGCGGCTTTTCTTGACTTAGCATCCGGTGACATTGAGATAGAAAACAATGTAGTCGCTGGATCAATCA